TCATTTCTTGCTCCTCATAAGCCTACAATCAGCTTTCTCTTGTGGTGTAAAGTCAGGGCTAATCTCAGCCAACTCACAGTTCTTGACACCCCAATGTGTTTGCGTATCAGGAATAACCGCCCACAATATACCAACAACTCCAACCCATAAGCATATGGTTAAACCGATTGCTTCTAAAAAATCTCTCATATCGGTGATTCCTCCATGTTCTTTAACATTTCCTTTTCCTTTTGTTTCTTAGTATCTCTAAAAAACTTCATACTCCAACCATAATACTTAACAAAATGCTCTGCTTCCTCTTTACGTTTAACTACACGCATGAAGTCGCCATCTTCGTCATAAAGTCTGTACACATTAACTCTCCTTTAACAATCACCGTAACTTCTTCCATAATTAGCTTCACAAGCAATAGGCAACCCTATCGCCCAACTAGGTGGCTTCGACATTACCTCGACAATACTTGCTAAAGCCTTATCTATTTCATCTTCCCTAACTACACAAACAATCGCATCATGCACAGTAAGTACAATCGGATACTGCTTAGATACTTCAAGCATCTGTTCACCAATCACAATCCTAGCCAGTGCTTGTACTACATTTTCAACTAACGACCCACCCCACAAACTCACGGGGCCCTTTCTAGATTGATATTGGTATGAGTTATTACCTTCTTCAATCAGGTTTAAGTTTGGGTACTTTATATATAAACCATTAGGTAATCTAATGCCTTGCTCTGTAACAACTAAACACTTATTATTTCCGTAATAATGTTCCTTACTATCTTTGTCCCAGTTAGATATAGCCTTAATAGCCCTATCACCTTCCCTCCACAACTTAATAATCTTATCGTTAGACTCTCTGTATAATTTAACTATTTCCTCACATTTATCTAACTCTAAAGTAATCCCTGGTGGTGTTGTCTTTAGCGTGTGTTGTAACTTTAATGCGCCAGTCCCATAACCTAACCCAAGAATACAAGTCTTACCTACAAAGCGTTCAATGATGTCTGCCTTAGTAATTGGTCTGTCATAAATCTTCGATGCAAATTCAGAATACACATCACGTTTGTCAGCAAACGATTGCACTAAGTTATCTTGACCAGCCAACCATGCAAGAATCCTAGCCTCAATCTGAGATGAATCAGAGTTTATAATTAAATGCCCTTCGGGTGCTATGACGGCATTCTTTAAAGTCTTTTTCTTTTTGTCTCTACTAGGTAAGTTTTGGAAGTTAACCTTATCTGAACCTGACCATCTACCAGTGTGTGCGCCATAATACTTAAGTGGAATAGGAAGTTTATTATCATTTCTTTTAGCGACATCTATGAACCTTTCAATTCTACTTTCTTCAAGTGTTGATTTCGTACCGAGACGAACCGAGCATAATTGTTGAACAATAGGGTTTTCATGACCAGCCAATTCCATAAATGCAGTATCGTTCTTGGCTAATGCGTAAGTTTCTTTACCTGTTGTTTTAGATGTTTTTGTAGGTGGCTCAACCCCTACGTCACGCAATACATCGGCAAACTTTTTATTACTTGCTAATTTCTTTCTAACATCTTCTTCAGTATCACAATCCAATAAACTTTTTAAACCACCAAGCAATTCATTCTTTTCGTTTTTTAGTTCTTCAAGTTTATTTATCAATAATGAATCGTCTACATAAAGTAGGGGTGTAATGAACATCCTTAAAGTTAAATCAATTAATTTAATCTCATCATCAGGAAACTCTCTAGACAATACAACGAACAATTTTAATGTTAACTCCACATCATTCTTACAGTATTCGCCGTATGCGTCTAACTCGCTATTTAAGAACTGGTATCTATTCTTGTCTTTAGCGTTGATTACTTCTGTGCCTTTTACACCAAGCCTATACCTATCAGCCAACGCTGAAAGCGAACCACCAGCATCTACACCATGAACTGCCCTAGCCATACATAGAGTATCTAGATACATATATGGCACTATCCCAAAGCGCCAAGCAAGAATAGCACCATCAAACATAGTGTTGTGACAAAGCAAGGCAGAATTATCCCAATCATATCTCGATAGCATCGCAGCGACTTCTTCGTGTGTGCCAGTAATCCACTCGGTAGGATTTTCATCAACCTTGACACCTACACCTATGACCTCAAAACGCGTGTCTCTGATATACTCTTCAGTAGTTAATTTACTTAGCGAATAGTCGTTGGAATAAAAAGTCTCGAAATCAACTGTTATTAGACTCATCAATATGATTCCATATTTGGTTTAAAGGTTTCTCATCTTCAAATAATTTTATGTAGATTTCTTTTGTTGGTGTGCGTAAAACATCTTCAGCGATATAACCTGTATTAACGTAGTATGTAAACACCCTACAAGCAGTCTCGTTATCTTTGCAGTATGTATTTTTATTGCATGCATCGCATGGTGCTTTCTCGTTTTTTAAAAAGCGTTTTATTAATCTTTTGTCCATATTTAAATAAACTTTTCTATAGTTAAAAAAAGGGGAAGGCGAACCCTCCCCAAAGCACATCAACCAACTAACTTTTCAATCTCACGATTAAGATACCACTGGGCTTTCTTAAGGTTTTCTAGTTTGTCACCTTTATGGTCTGCTCTAGAAATATATTTAACAACATTACCAAGTCGATAATTAAGTTCTTTTGCTTCTATGAAATCTATAACTTCTATCCCACCTATTTTATAGTGAGCTGGATGATTGACTGTATTTTCTTCTGTTTCTTGTAATACCTCTTCAACAGAAAACGGCATTGGTGTAAAGTCCATCAACTCATACTGCTTACCTGTGAATCCAGTAATTATCTGTCTTTCATCTGAAGGAACGCTATTTGGTGATGCTTTTTTAGGGCGACCCAATGACCGAGCCTGACTTCGTAACACATACGCATAAGTAATCGTTGTATTTAACTTCTTTGCTAGTGCCTTGATTGTTATATCAGGGTTGTTTTTCAATATTTCTGCTACTTGTTGAACTCTAGTTTTTTTCAATTTACTTCTCCTTCTTTAAGGTTCGTTTAACGGCAACAATGCCAATTTCTTCTTTAGGTTTTCGTGCTTCCATCATACAGTCGGCAATGAAATAACAATCTTTTGAATCACTCACTTCATCGCCCCTATTCCACGACATTTTTAACATCGCAAAACAGGCAAAGATATCTCTTAAATAATTATCATCATCCATTAGTCTTAGATTCCTTTAACTCACTTGGTGGAATCCAACCTAACTTTTTGAATCTATCTAAGATGTTGGTTTTATGGGACGTTATATACTCCCAATCTTTATCAAAACATTTTGCTTCAGGTTTTTTCTTGTTTGTTTTCATTTAAAATCCTTTCTAATTCATTAATATTATCTTCATTAATTACAACTGCTAACCCACCTGCTAACTCAATCTCGGCTAGGTTTCTTTTCTGTAACTCTGTTGGTTTATTACTACCTGACTTCGTTTCTATCCCAATAAACTTACCATTGAAACATACTAAGAAGTCAGGTATACCACTAACACCATAACCACCTGTTGCTGGCATAGCATAATAAGCACCTACATCTTTTAAGATTTTCTTAACCTTTGCTTTTACTTTGCCTTCAGGTGTTGTTGACATAGTTACCTCGCATTTCATCTATACAATCATTAGATAAACATAGACAGTAATAAGACTCTGATACTCGCCAACCTATTTCATCCATGTCATTACTATCATAAAAAGATTTCCTATTATAGATAACCATCTGTGGATATATAGCCAATTCATCGTCTGTCATAGTGCTACAGTTTACTGCCATCGCCATCGCCAATTTAGTTTTTACCTCATCGGGCATAGTGTTTTCATCATAAGTCCTACTGAAGTTATGCCCAACATATACCACATACTCGTTACCCTTTCTATAAAGTGGAACTCTTTGCAATTGATTGTTCGTTGTATGAGATATAGGGGATAGGTCTAGCATGGGGTAAACATCCAAGGCAAAGTATATTTATCACATGAACCTGCCGTTACAAACACATCTAGTTCAGGTATGTATCTATTATTATCAATAGGCTGAATACCGTTTATAAGATGTCGTTGAGGGTATGATTCAAAATATGTTTTAAACATAGGATACAATCCTTGCAAGGGTGAGTCTTCTACTTTTTTGTATCTAGACATAGGAACTATTACCTCCATATTTTGCATAATATTACTATGACTAAAATGGTCTAAATCTAAGCCTTCTTTAATTTTGAAAGCACCCACTAGAGTATGTCTAAAATCATCCGATGCTATAGCAAAAAATGGTTTATGCACAAAGTCTTTCAGTGTTTGTAAATTAGATGCTTCTATTTTATCACGTTCACTGTATTTGTCAAGAAATATTTTACATTTTTCTCTATTTAAATTACCATGACCACCACCTGTAGCATATGAGAGAAGTGCAATAAATTCATCTTCGTCAAAGTTAGTCCTATCTATAAGAGGGACTCTATTTTCTTTTAATATAGAGTCTTTTGTATAAGTCATTTTTTGATGCATGTTATGTAATACATTATCTGTTGAGCATAAACCGTTTTCTTTTATGGTTCTCATCAATGGTGATAATTTATTACTACTATAAGTATGCCTTTCTTCATGACCTCTACCCCTAGACTTGCTAACATAAGGCGAAAAATATTCATACTTTTTATCAACACGACAATAACTAACATAGTTAACTACTAAACCATCTTCGCCACACATATAAACTTTAATTTTATCCTTTTGGTATAAATCATTAGATTCATAATGAAAAACGCTTAGGTTATATTTGTATGAAAGTTCTTTTACCAAAGGAAAACATTTGTTTTCTTCCAGTTTGGACATTTGTTCATCGGTTAAAAAATTCTTATAGTTCATTTACTTCTCCTTCAGTTGATTGAATGTTAATTAAGTTATTATTAGCATTGCTCTACTTCTTTGCCATTGACTAGGATTTTAATACCCCATTCGCTTGCAGGATACATAGTGCAAGATGCCAGTTCTACTTCTTTAAATACTTCAGGGTGTGTTTTATATAACTCTTTATTGAGTTTGCGTTTAACTGAGTCAAACAATTCTAAAGGTTCTATATCACGATAATACTTTTGTAGGCTACCATATGCTTTAATTCTTCTATAAGAATCTTTAATATCAAAGGCAATAGCGTAAGCCATGCAAGATTCTAATGGGGATGTAATAAGATTATCGTCAGCAAATTTAATCAAATCACTTTTACCATTAACACTAAGCCACCACGCACTAAAATCTACGTCACAAGAATTCATAACATCAACCCCAGTTTCAAGTATGTTATCGCTTGTAGTTGCCTTAAACATTACTTCATTTACTTTGTAGAAATCTTTGTATCTATCAGTAAATACTTTACTAGACTTTCTATCAACTCTATTACCTATGACAGTATACTGACTAGATGGGTGTGGCATCATAGTGTCACAACTCACACGCAAGCCTTTAAAGATAGGATGAAATATAGGTTCAACATTATGGCATTGTCTGTATACCATACCACCATGTCTACTACTTCTATAGAACCACCCATTAGTTAACCGACTCATTACTATATTATCTCCTTGATGATAGGAGTCGGAAGTAAACTCAAACGTATTATCGGAACGCACAACGCCAAGTTCATTCGGCACTAAAACATGGCTACGATATTTCTTTGAAGAATCTTCTATATGAGACCCCCAATCACCAATGGTAGATTTGTCACCATTCTTTCTAACATCTTCCTCAAACTCTTCTTTGGTATGGTAAGTATATTCTGCCCTGTAACCATATGTGATGCTATATACTTTCTCACCATCTCTTTCAACGACATAGAAGCATTTGGTATTGTGCGTTCTATTACCTAGAGGATACCTATTTGTTGTGCCACGATATGGCTTAATAGTTTTCTCTTTGTTAGCGAGTATTTCCCATGTTATTCCTTGCATTTTAATTCCTCCCAGTAAGATAATGGAACTTCTCTAGCGATTTTTATAGCAGTAATGGGACACTCAGCACTAAATACAATCTGATAATTCTTCCCATCTACTGTGTTGGTGACACGATGTAAAACCTTTTCCTTAGTGTCATCTTGGTATATACATTCTGCAATCATTTTGCTATCTCCCCTGTTTTGTCAAAGTGTTTCCAAGCATGACAAGCAATACAAGCCCCATCAAAGTCCTCGCACCGTTCACCCCAATACCCAATCATTGCTATCTCTTCATCAGGTGGTTCAGTTTCATGAGTTACAACCCACATACCACTACCACCTCTATCATCTAGAATAGTAATAGTCGTTATAATTGCCGTTGTTTGAGTAAGCAGTTCACCAACCCTTCTTTGCACATCTATATCATGCACATATTCTCTATTCTTCATTCAATTCCTCCTATTAAAATAATAACTAACATACCAAATATAAACGCAATAAAATACTCCATCTCACTTCTCCTTTCAGTCGTTGTTAAAAATTACTTTTCTACCACATGGAGGAACGAAAGTTTCGTTCATTGTCACCATCCACAAAGTAGGTATAGTTATATCCCATGTGATATCGCTTTCCACATAGCCATCTGTGAATATCAGAACGCACTCTGCTTTAATATCTTTCTTCTTGATGTAAT